AAGAGGCAACGGGAAAGGACACAAAGGGGATTTTCCATTTCAATGCCGGGTTGGAGCAGAAGTCCGTACCCGACTACAACCCCTATACCATCAGGCGGTGCAACGACTGCGACCTGGCAAAGGGAAAGACAAACCTCGTGTTTATTCCCGACAATGAACTCTGCGCGGCATGCCGACTGATAAGGGCTCAAAAGCATCAGAACATAGGGGCTGCAGAGCGTATCCTTAAATATGATGAGAAGACATGGGAAAGGACCTATGTATCACCAAAGGACATCGGACTTGTGGCCACGCAATTGGAACGTATTGCGGAAGCGGCGGTCGGAAATGCAGAAAGAAACAAGTTCGATAAGGAAATGAGAATGTGTAAGGTGCTTGCCGACAATGGACATGATGTCGAATACCTGAAAGGCGTGAACAGACCCGCCGGACAGACCTACGATATTAGATTTGACAAGGTGAAGGCTGATTTGAAATGCCTAACAGGAGGAGCAGGCAATATAGTGAAGTATGCCAAGAAGGCACTCACAAAGCAAGGAGCAGAGGCGGTTGTCTTTGAGATTCCAGCACATCATGCTAAATACTATGAAGCATTGACAGAGGCACGACGAAAGTGTAAAGGTAGGATTTTCTTCTATATAGCAGACGAAATGGTATTAAAGGAACTGAAAATATAAAAAATAAGGCCGCTGAAAAGCGACCTCGTGGCGGTACACGGTCATTACTTCGACCCTGTCCCTACGTATCTCTACGCACTGCAAATATACGAAAAAATCCGTTACTTCCAACAAAAGCAGCGGATTTTTTATTTTTAGACTTGTTTTTTCGTTCAGAGGCTCTTGATGGCTACACAACGATAGCTTTCTATGTTTTCGATGATTTCCTCATGGTTGTGGCTCGTACGGCTCTCCACCAAATCAAATTCCATAAAGGTCTCACCCTCCATGCAGGTCAGTGCCTTGTGGATTTCCTCCAGCAGGTCGAATACCTTCAGGCTTTCCTCCTGGAACTCGCTGCCGGCACGCACGCTGCCTGACCAATCGGTCACCACATGCAGGTGCACAATAGGCTCGGCGCGATATTCCACACCAGGCTGAATAGCCGTCCACTGAATGGGAGCAAACTCCACGAATACGGCAGGACGCTCCCATTGCTCCTCCTGCTCGATGAACTCAACGTTGTGGTTCCACAGGTCGATATGCTTGATGACCCCGCCGCTTACTGTCTTCAGCTTATCGCAGAGCATCTTGTACAGTTCCTTTCTCATTACTCTTTAATCCTAAATTCAAAGTTGATATACTCGGTGATATTCTCCTCAATGATTTCCCGGACGGCTTTCTCCACTTCCGGACTGGTGCCCAGGAAACGGCGGCGCGGGATCTTGAGGGTCGTGCCGACTTTCTTCAAGGCCATAAACTTCCAAAACTCGGCTTCATCGCTCAGCTGCAACGTGCGCTTGTCACGCCTGAAACTTCCGTCCTTCTTCCGGCCGAAGCCGCCGGTCGCCGCATAGTATCTATGCCAAAAGTAACGCTTCATCTTATCCGTCACCACGATCTCGCCGCCATCATTGTGAATGGCTCCGTAGGGTTCGGTGCTGAAAAAAGTAATGCTGTTCTCGGTCGTCCGACTCTGAATACTCTGACGAAGACGTCCGGTGTCGACCAATAGGTGGCCGTCTCGGCGCGTGGGACTCTTGCGACGCTGCCACGCCTCACTAAAAAAGGCCTGACGCTCGAAGTTCTGATCGAACGCGTCAGACATTTCCACGCGAATATCCTGCAAGATCCTGCCTAAAATACGTTTAACGTCTGCACGCATCGGTCTCTTCCCAATCTGTTTTCAAAAGATTATACAGTGTCCGCTCGCTGATTCCATAAACCGGATAGATATAGCGACGCCAGATCTCGCGATTAGAGAGGCCGGTACGTACCCAACGACAATAAATGGCATTAATCTCGCGAGCACGCTTCCGGTAACTCACACCACAACGCTTCTCGTTGTCTACTTTCACACTGTTATCTTTTTATATAATTACCTAAGCGTTTCTTTGTAAGGACGAATATCAAGCAGCAGCTTGCAACTCACCCACACGCGACCGCTGCCCTCGCAATGAGAGCAACGAACGCGATGTAAACTACCATCGGAGTGAGGAACCTGACGATAACCGGTGCCACCACAACCACGACACAAAGCAACCTTGACGGGTTTGTATACTTCCTTGTTCATAACCCGACCTCCTCTTTCTTGGGTTCAACATAGAAGGTCTCGTCCTGCACAACAGTGATACCACATACAGCCATCGCTTCGCGCATCGTTGTCGTACGATCGTCGCCCGTCGGGGTGTCATACACAGCCACTTCCTCCAAGTCGCGATCCGCCAGCATCCGGTCCTTCGCGATCTCCTCCGTCAAACGAATGTACGTCGCCGGAAGGATTTTCTTCACCAGCGTTAGTGCGGCGGACCAGGTAAAGCCTTTCAGCGTTTTCAGCTTCGGTGTCCCGGTGCGGAAGCCGATGGTACCATGAGCCATGTCGAGCGATTTCTTCTTCGAAAAGAATTCTTCCTCATGCTCCGTCGCGAATGCCTGCAGCGTATCAAACGCCTGCTCTTTCTCGGACGTGAGAGTCGCCAGCTTGTCTGCATACTTCTCACGGATCTTGGCACACTGCAGTTCGATTTCCGCATTGATTTTCTGTACCTGTGCATCGCTTTTAGCGTAGGTTGCAAACGCTTCATCGGCGGCTTCTCTGCTCACGCCGGTGATGATTACTTTCTTTTTTCTTGTTGCCATTGTCTCTTCTTTTTATAGGGTTTATAACTCGTGTTCTATCACATCAATAACCTTGGTTTCTGATACTGAAGCAATCTGATAGTCTATCATGGTGCCGTCCATAATCGTTCGGATAGTGTCCTTGCAGTTGTCGAAAGAAGAAGCCTGTACCAGATAGTAAACCTGCGTGTGCTTTTCTCTTTCCGTTTTCTCGTCAATGGTGATAAACTGAAGTATGGCTTTGTAGTATCGGTCGCATGACTCTTGCTCGTTGAAGAACACTTCTTGGAATTTCATCGGGTTGATGTTTACAACCTGAATTTCTCCGGACACATAGCTGCCAAGGAATTCAATAGCCGTCTTTTCTGCCTCTCCGAATGAAAGAGCCTCGACCACATAACTCTCGGTCACCTTCTTTTCATACCCGTCCTCATGCACTTTGTCATAGCGCATCTTGACTTCAAACCAATCGCTTGTTTTTGTTCTCATTGTCTTTTCTTTTTATAGGGTTGTTAACTAATCTTCTATCTCAGGCGACCAGTTCAGCTGCTGGCGTTCCTCTTCGATCTCAAAAGAGAGCTGCTCAAGGCAGTTGTCATACTCCGTTTCACTCATGCCCTGTGTGAGCTCGCCGATGTGCGTCATCGCACGCTGTACAAATTCTCTTGATGTCATGTTCATTAACTTTCTGCTATATTACCCATCGGGACATAAACAAATGAGGTCGTATTCCTGTGTTCATCTCGTGATGGCTTCGGTTTCAGCCCGCCTTTGCGCATAATGCTGCGCAGCTTCGTCTGCAGGGAGTCCAACTCTTCCAATGTCAGCCGGGCAAATTCCTTTCCTGCAATCCTCGGGTGGCGACAGAAGTCATTGATGCGTTGCCAGTCGGTCGTATCAATGCCGGCTTGTTGCATCAGCTTCAGGCATACGCTGCGCGCCTTCTTCACTTGCACTTTCCAGCCCGTCAACTCCTCCATCGATGCGCACAGTTCGTCATACTCCTCTGAGGTCATCTCGCGCAGGCTGGTTGTCCGTCCACAGGTGGTACAATACACCAGCGTCTCCTTGTCCGCACCAGGCAGTTTCTTCAGCAGGGTATAAAACCGTGCGTAATTAAATCCTTTTTCCATTATACTTCTTATTTTTGATCTGCATTGAGCAAGAAATCAACCGGTAGCGACATGAGTTTAATATCCTTTCTTACCTGTTCTGGGTCAATATCATATTTTTCGAAGTTTATCTGAGGTTTGAGGAAATCCCAGCATTTCTTTTTGATTTCCGAAAGAGTATATGTCTCTTTTCCATAAACAAAAAGTCCCTCTAATAATATCTTATTAAATTCTTCCGGTTTAATGACGACAGTAACACGATAATATCGTGGTCCAATATTTACTTTTCCCATAGTTTCTCCTCCTTCCAGTCTTTATAAGCCCTACGGCCATTGGCTACGACCTCGGCCACGCTGCCCTTGAAGATGTCAATGTCAAACAGTGGTTTGCCGTGTACACAGATGTACAGCCTGCCGTTGAATTCCATTACCTGCACGGCTTCACGCGCCTCCGCGTCGAGCAGTGCCTGACGCTCCGCTTCGATACGCTGAGCACGCTGCTCGTGCCACACTTGAATGCGCTTCTTGATTTCGCCTAAAAAACTGCTCATTGTCATATTGATTAAAGATTATACATTGTCCGATGCTTTCCACTCAACGGTTATCACCGCGTCCAGCTTGCCGCTGCCTCTGCATATCGGGCACTCCTTTTTATAGCGTTCCTGCCAATCGTCTTCCTGCCAATGATAGCCGTTGCCTTGGCAGTATGGGCAGTTGTGCCCTCGGCTCTCGATGCAGTCCGTCATACGCCTGCCCGGGCTCATACGCCCCGGGGCGCTTTCAAACATCCCCCCTTCCTTGCTC